TTGTTTCATTTGTTCTCTTTGCTTTTGCATAGTAGTAAATGCTTCACCTGCACCTTTGATGTAATCAATGATAGCACCTGGTGTGAAGTCTTGGATGTCACCTTTGTGTCTTTTCTTGAAAGCACCAAAGTCTCCTGATACACAACCATTAGAACATACTAATATACGTGTACCAATAGCAAACTTCAAGCTCATGCTTCTGTCATAGCTGTTCTGCCAACCAATCTGCAATTGCATCTCACTGTCTGCTACGTTACTAATAGAGAATCTACCATTAGCAATCTGACCATCTCTAGCTGCAGAATAAGTTTCTTTGTCTAAAACAAATCCTGCTTTCTCAATACTGTTTAATGTAAGGTCAATCAATGATGAATGACTTACTGGCTTATATGTACGTGTTTGTACTGGAACTGATGTATTCATTATCAGTTCTTTTGTTGTGTTAAATGTGTCCATTATAACAGGTTTTTACTTTTTAAATAATCTTTTATTACTTCTAATCCATGGGCTTTTGCAAGATCAGCCCAATCTTTAATACCTTCTGCTAGATACTGACGTGGGACGTTAGTATATTCAAAATCAAACATCTCTGTAATCTGTTTGGAATTCTGTACACCAACATCATCAGCATCAAAGCTCAGGATTTGTCTATCAGAGTTTGCTTTTAGATATTCTACATTCTCATGGGAGAAACATCCAAGTCCTTCATTTTGGACAGCACAGCTGCATGGGAATATCTTCTTCATCACCATGTAATCTTTCTTACTCTTGTTGATGAATGCTACGCTGCAGTCTTTTATATTCTCTTTACCATCCATTGCTGTGATAGGAACATTATTAGGCATCCACTTATGCTTCTTATCAGCACATGGCCTATATATCTTCCAATACTGTCCTTCATAAAGGTATCCAAATCTAAGCTCATCATCTCCTAATACAAATCTTTGTTTATTGAGATAAAGTTCTTTAATAGAATATATGTTGTTATCTCTGAGGTCCTGGAGATCCTGGTGATACTCTGCCCAATACTCAAGTTCTCTATTAGTGAACTTTCTAGTTTTTACCTGAATCAGGGAATATCTCTTCTCTATCTCAGGCTGTTTGTATTCAGATATAATCTTCTTATACTCCCCTGTCATGATACCTGTAGACAAACCAAGACCAAAGTCTTTATCTATCATCTTCAAAGTATCACTAACGCTAGGAAGACTATGAAGCATCTGTACAAAATTGAAACAGTCACCACGTTTACTAGTGTCAGCATAATCTATAAACATAAGATAGCCCATCTTATTACCTATCATAAAGGATGGATTGTTCTCATGTCTAAATGGAGAATATGTAACTCTATTAATCTTCCAATCCTGATTAGGCATATAATACCTAAATATATCATACTCTGATATCCTGCTAAGAATAGCATCTATGGATAGTTTTGTTTTTCTTTCTCCAGTAATCATAACTTAAATTAATGAAAAGGCCCCACAATAGTGAGGCCAATTCTTATTTAGAGGGCATACTAATAATCTCCATCATCTTCAGCAATCACCTTGTCAGATGCTACTAAATTATCTTCAGAGTTGTAGTCTTTTAATTCTTTGAATGTAAAGAAATCTTTACAACCATATTCACCCACTACGTTTAATACAAAACGCTCATGAGGTTTAAGATCTTTAGAAGACTTCTGACGTAAGCCACTGATTGTACCAGCTGCGTTATAATCTAATAATCTAAATGCTTTGATACTATATGCAGGCAAGAATGCTTTGTTATAAACACCTTGATACTCCTTAACACCATCTGGTGTCTCTTTTGAACTAATAGTTGCTAATGCTACAATATTTGCAGCCCACTCACCATTAATTTGTTCTTTGATTTCTTTAACATTACCCTTGATCAATTTATTGAATTCTAATTGTAATGTAGACTTCTTGCTACTGTAATCAATATTACTTAACCAAGAACGTAAGAAATTATATAAATCTTCTTCACCAACAAATGCTACACGATTCTCTCTTTCTTTGAACCATGTTGGTAAGTTGTTTGGACTGTCTGCCCATGTACAACGTCCAATGTTGTTGATGTATTGTTTCTTTGTAGCGTCTTTGTTCTCTTTCTCTTTATTCTCAATGAAGAAAGTTAATTTGAACTTCTCTTGTGTTTTAACTTCTTCTAACCAGAAGTCTAAACGTAATCTAGCATTACCAGCTTGACTAGTACCTAAGTACTCTGTAGCTTTGCTATCTTCTTTTAATTGTCTTCCCAACACATCAGCATATTCTTCTGCTGTAGGGTTAACTGCAATCACTTTTGCTTCGAATAAACCAATCTTCTTGGCAAATTCTTTTTCTTCAAATACTGGGTTTTGTCTTTTTTCTCCTCCAATGTTACTCATTTTTTCTGGATTTATTTGTTATTAATTGTAATATTCGTCAATAGAATTGACTACTTGCTGTAAGTTGTTTGGGATTTTAATATCTGCAAACATTCCATCAGGACTCTTTGCTGGATATTTCTTGAATCTGTTAGTTACAAAATTATATGTGGCTGTGCCATCTTTGCTTTCTTCTACGTGTGTATACAAACAAACTGTTAACAAACCTTCTAATACAATCTGGTTGTCAATCAATTTACCTGCAGTCTTAATCTTGTATCCTACAATCTCACCACCATCTTCAATAGTTTCTGGGTGTGTGAAATAGAATACTTTTAAGTCATCACGTAAGCGTCTAGCTTCTCTGAATAGTTCCACCATATCTTTAGCCATAATGGTAAACTTGGTGAATCCTACTTCTGTAGCTCTTGCTAACATATTGAAGCCCATAATGTAATTAGAGTCTTCAATAATAATGTTCTTAATGTGTGGTGCCTTGTCAGAGATAGTCTTTAATAGACGTGTAATCTCATTAGCATCATCCACTTCTTTGTAGTTTTTTGCTTCTAAATTGTACAATTTCTCTGCTCCTTTGAAAGGTAATTCTTTCTTAGCAACGTTGATGATGTAAGTTTCTTTTGGGTTTAAATGTTTTACTGATGTTGACTTGCCAGTGCCAGTAGCACCAACAATTCCAATTAATTTGCTTGCCATGTTTTATATTTGTTTTTTTTATGATTCCAAAGGTATGATAATATCTTGAGAATACAAAACATTTTCTTTAGTTTTTAGTACACTTGGGTCACTAATTATTTCATCATAAATTGCTTGTGCAGTCTCTTTATCTCTACACCATTTTACTGTTTTATCATCAACTTTTACACCATACCAAGGGTTTTCACTAAATGGTTCTAGTTGTTCAACCATTTCAATTTTTACTGTATTGCTCATATGTATTTAATTTTGTCTTTATCAAAAAATTCTAGTGCTTTTTTAAGCCACTTTCTTTCTACATCTTCTACACTGCACACGATGTAGATGTGTGCTTTCTTATCAGGTGTATTATACTCCATAGCCATGCATCTATTAATCTTTTGTGCAAGATTCTCTGCATTACTATCAAAGTAATTGATTATCACTCTATTAAGAGGTTTATATGTAATACCAGTGTTGCCTATCTTGACAACAGCTAAGTGATTACCATCACCATTAGCAAAGTTCTCAAAGACATCTTTGTCTCCTGCTTTGCTATGATATACAGGAATTCCTAAGCCATCTGCTATACTTGTGAGCCCACAGAATACTAAAACACGTTCGTCTTTATGTTTTGCTAATAAAGCTTTTGTTTTCTCCATTTTAGCAAGACTATTCTGAATTACTCTCATTCTAGCTAGTCTTAAGAACATTGTATTTTGACCTTTTCTTTCTAGTTGGTCTATAACATATCCATATGAGTCAAATTGCTGTTTCTCAGTCTTCAATTTGCCCTTGTAGTCATTTTTTCTCTTGTTATCAAGTGGTACCCCAACCACTGTGATTTCATAGTCTGTAATGACACCTTCTTTAATTGCCTGATCTATGGAATAAGTGGCTAAAACTGGTAGTTTTAACTCCAATCCTAATGTTTCTTCTGTATGACTAGATAATGTACCTGTTAAACCAAGCACACTAACGCATTTTAGCTCCTTTACAGCCTCTATTTGTGCTTCAGAGAGTAAATGTATCTCATCAAGCACAACTAGGTCGTAAAAGCCAGCTGTATGCTTTTTAATAGACAAATGGGTGGTATAAGTGATGTTCTGATTCTTATACTTCCTTTTCTTGAAATCCTCTTCCCAAGCACTCTTAATCTTAAGATCAGGATATGCTATCAGAATGTTGATATCATCATCTAATTTCTCTAGTATATTGATAGTTGTAAATATCTTACCAAATCTAGGGCATAGATTAAGGATACCAAATTCTGCATGGTCTAAGAATACTTGAGCAAACTCAGCCTGTCTTCTATCTCGTAACGTAAGGGTGGGGAGTGTTTTGACTGCCATAGCTTATAATTGTTGTAAATGACCAGAATAACCACTCCATGTTTAGAGCTATATATGGGTCATGTTTTTGGATGTTGTTCATCACACTCATTGTAGGAATCAATACCACCTGCCACCAATGACTATTTTTTACAGGTAGTGTATTATACACTTTTATATTTAATCTCATTATCATTTATTTAAAAAGAATGTTTTACTAGTAATATCACTATATGTGCTCTCATTCATATACTTGACCTTAGGTAGTTCTCTGAACATACCAATCTGGCCAAGAAATCCTAATCCTATTCTAACATCATCTTCGCCATAACTATTCTTTATTAGTCTCAATGATCTGAAATACTTAGCACCAAACTCATCTCTGAGCTTGTTCAGGTCATACCCTGAAGGGTCAGCAACCTTATATCTCATAGGATCAAACAATGCTAGGACAACATCAGCATCATTTTGTGTTTGTGAACTATCAGCAAAATCTTCTAGCTGTGGTTCTACGTCCCCACTCTTGATCCTAATAGGATTGTTTATGTCTCTGTTGAATTGACTAACAATAACAGGACTGTATCCATACATGTCACGAGCATATCGCAGCTCATCAGACATCTTATCAATTGTCTGCTTCTTTGTAGGATAATCTTTAACTGGTTTTAATAAACCTATATGATCAATAACAACAATAGTGATTTCATTATCATTATTAGGTATATACCTTCTGTTGTACTGATCTACTTCTTCTATTACACCATTAGCTAATGCATTGTCTCTAAGATGCTTAGATATACCAATTGGATTATCTGGTCCATCAATGATTGTAATTACATCTTTCATGGTCTCCATATAATCCTCATACATTAGAAATAGATCGTGCTCATCATGTGTCATCTTCTCAGTCCAACCCAATAGCTTGGATACAGGAATGATTATACCTTGGTCTAAGAATATCTTTCTTGATACCCATTTAGCATACTTGTATGTTCTGCTACGCTCCATAGATCTATATATGATCTTTAGCTTAACACCTGGAGTCTTTTGACTGATAAACCAATCAAATGGATTTAAAACATATGCATCATCAATGAAGCTAGTTTTACCTGATCCAGTGAGACCACCTACAAGTGTGTACATAGACTTCCTGATGCCAATGTATCTGTTCAATCTTTCAAAGCCCATTGGTATACCATTGTTTCTACCATCTAGGCCAGCTTGAACTTCACGTTTTAAATCTTCAAAACTCATATATCCATACCTTTAATTGGTTCAGCAGATTCTTTGATAGTCTTACCTTCTCTTATCAACTCAATGAATGGTTCAAATGACCTCTGGTTGAGATAGGTGAGACTGTTCTGCATAAATGTAAGTCTATTGACTTTTGTCTTAATTGAATTCTCTTTCTTCTGCAGTATTTCGTATTCTAATGCAGCTATGAGTTCTGTGGATTTGTATTCACCTTCTCCAATAATGTTATTGAATTTGATTTTACAATCCTCTTTCTTTACACGCATGCCACGTGTACCTGTAAATGATTGTCCTTTGTAAGTGAATGTATCAGTACCTGGATACTGGTTCCACCACTTATCAAAGTCTGAATCTGACTTCTTCTTTTTAGGTATTTTAGGTTGTTCTATCTCTTCATTAAGAAAAGATAGAACTTCCTTACCTACTATAGTAATCTTATTTGACTCTGACAATAGACCTTTTCTGCGTACAGTTTGATAAAGCATTTTCATTTTAGCATCATCTGCACACATTTCATCTACATCGTTGCCTTCTTCAACAAGTGTTATGAAGCATAACATGTCTAAGCTGTAGCCAGCTTTAGTTAGCTCTTTAAAATGGGAGAACGTTAGCGTGAGGTTCATTGTGTTTCTCTAGGATTTTATCTGTGTCTATTACTTCAATGCGAGCAGGTTGTTTCTTATTCAACTCTTTCTGAATTGCTTCGTTCCAATCCTGCCCCTGTTCATGCAAATATATGAAATCCTTGAGATATTCTCTCTCCCAATCCTCAATTATTTTTAGGTTTTTCATCTTTATATTCTTTATTGTTCCAAAAATAAGAACAACTTAATGTAGCAACACCAAGACCAACATGATGTTCATCAAACATAAAGTCTAATTTATATGGAGGTTCACTAAAAAATGATTGTCCTAGTTCTTCAGCCTTAGCTGTATATCTGTGGCAGTTCAGTCTTAGTAGACAACTACCACCTTTGCACATTGAAATATCTGGCATCTGTGTTTGTTTTTGTTTAAAATAAGGATGTCTTCCTAACATATAATATTGTTTTATTCTGCTGCATAACCAAAAAATATCCACTCACCATCTCTTTCATCACTCGCTTTCTTGTATGTTATCTTAGCTGTTAAATTTGGTCCTAGTAACAACTTACGCATCATAACTACAGTGGTATTTCCTGTCTTCTCTGTGTAGGCTCTAGCCATTTTAACAGCATCACCTTTCTGAGGACAAGAAGCAAGAACTTTACCATCACCATAATGCTCTTCTACTTCATATTTAAGTACCCATTTCTTCGTACCTGGTGTAACTACGTGCTCTACTTGAGTCTTAGTCTTGTTCTTATTAGCAATAGGTTTTCTAACACATATAGCTGAACAATCACGTTTGTTCATAGCATGACTATCAAATCTATCACGTATGTAAGTAGATACATCATCAAACTTACTTTTATTATATGTTTCTGTTTCATCTTTAAAACTATGTGTAGTACTAATTGTACCATTATAGCCATCTTGATGACCATATTCATCTATAGCCACTTCACAAGCTCTATAATATGCTTCTTGTATTGTTTTACCAGTGCTTCTCACTTTAAATTGACATGCTCCCATAATTGTGTTTTTTAATCTTTAATACGTAGACCAAACTTCAGATCAAACCAATTGAATGTATCCTCAGCTCTTGATTTGTTGCATTTAAACACTTTTTTTAATAGTGGTATTGCATAGGCTTTGAATGCTTCATGTTGTTCTGTTGTCATGGTCCATTTACTGTACCATTCTCTTGTCATATGAGCTTCTTGCATAGACTTACCAACCATTTCTAGTTGATAGTCTACCAAGTGCTCAGCTATGTTCTCTCTATTGATTTTTGCCATTAGAATGAATCTATATGTTGAACTACTTCTTCCCAGTCTATATCTGTTTGTGTTTCTTTTAATAAAGTTACACTCACTTTAGCACAGTCTTTAGCTGTGGTAATACCTGTATATGGATCTTGTCCTACAATTGGTAGGAAAGCCATTACTAATTCTGCTGCTTTTCTTTTATTGTCCATTAGAATAGTGTCATTTGATTTGGGTTAACAATAACTTTACGTTTCTTACCTTCATATTGTATCTTATGTATGATCTTCTCAGCACGCTCAATATAATATGCATGATTAATGTTATCCAGAGGATGATCTGGTAATAGATGATTACATACTGTCATCACCCATTCACCTGCTTCAACCTGAGACACATTAACAGCTGTGCTGTCTGAGTTATCATTCTTAACCTTCAATAGTTTCTCACCAGTATTACTCACATAATATCTGATAAGTTTATTGTAGACTCTTGTTTTTTCTTTGCTTTGTCCTTCGAAGTGAAAGTCTTTAGTAGCTTTCTGCCTAAGGCAAAAATCATAAATATTTGCGTGATTATGAATAGTGGTAGCCACAGGGATATCATTAGTATAATAACGCTCAAGTGCAATAGGTACAATCCTAGCTGACTTATTCTTATGGAGCTCAAAGTCTGTAAGGAAATCACCTTTCTTTTTAATTTCGCCATCTGTTTTGATTGCTAAATAGTCATTTACTGTTGAGAATATAATCTTCTGATAGTCTGTACGTTCTAACTCATATTGTGTTAGCTCAGACCACCATTTGTTGATGGCAGTCATAGTATCAAAACTTGCATTTTTTACAAGTATTGTCACTCCATCTGTATTTGCAGATATAACACGTATACCAGCTAGTTCATATGCTTCAATCAACATCAACAGACTCAATTCACCTGTAATAGTGGTGAACATAGTTAGTTGTCTGTCATAAATCCAGCTCTGCATATCAGAGCTTTTGCCATAGACAGAATTGACAGCAAGCTTAAGAGCTCCCACAATCCCTTTAATCTTCTTATCTCGCTTAGCCAAGGGTTTGAGTTCCAATCTTTTATTAAACATTTGCTCATAGCCCCTAAGAAATTCAGGACCAAGATGATGAGGATAACGCTTATTGTTAATAATAATAGCAGGATAATAGCTGGAGACATCCCAATCAACAATACTATGCTCTTCATCAGCTTCAAATACTTTAGGCTTGTTTTCTGTGTGCAAACCACCTTTGGCAAATGTATATGTGTTTCCATAAAACTCTAATGATTCTTTGAATTCATCCTTGATTGTAAAACGCTCCTTGCTAATCTTCTTTAAGAACTGCTGTAGTTCTGGTGTCTGGAATGCTACATAATCAGCAATACAGTGTCTCACCTTAACTTCAGTTCTAAATAATCCTTTCTTTGGTAGATCAGAATATTGTATGCCTTTGGCCTCACAATAGAACTTTTTAATCATCTCATCACCAATCTTACTATCTGAATAGTTTAAACATGGTATGCCAAACTCTTCAAATATATCTTGTCTCAATTCTATTTGATTATTACCCTTGTATAGTGGGTGCTCAGTGTTACCTGTTGTTACCTTATAGAATTCATAAGTAGCCATAACATCATTACGACAATAGTCTCTTGTTAGAGCTATCTCTTCCTGAGTCATGTTCTCTTTACTATGATGGATAGGCATCTCTTCAATGTTCTCCAGATCCATCTCAAACTCTAATCTCTTCAAAGAGACCATTCTATTCTTGTTGTCATAGTGGTTCACCTTGAACAAATCTATTTGCTTGAGACTCAACCATTCTTCTCTATATTCAGGGAATACATCATAATTAGCATCATGAATAACATCTGCAGCCTTCTGTGCTATCATAGCACATATCTCTAGACCACTCAACTCATGCCAATTCTCATAGTTTCTAAGTATATGCTCAACAACCTGACTATCAAAGCGTAAGTTATTGTAGCCAACCCAATAATGCTCGTCATACTCTTCAGTGAATCTAATGAATCCATCTAATTGATTGGTCCACCTACTCACCTGAAACTCATATGTCACATCACTCTCTGGATTGTACACAGTTACAAGAAACAGTTCTTTCAGTGTTTCAATATCATAGATAAGTACATTCATTATTTAATAATTAATAGTGGTATGAAGTTATGCAAAAACTCTTTGTTTATATCTATATGTGTAAATCTTTCTTCAGGTCTTAATGCTTCTAATGGTATGATATCAAATGCAATTGTTACTCTGTATCCATTATCATTTAACCACTCTGAGCTCCTGTGTTGATCACTCTCTGATTTACCTATTACACATAATCCATCAATGCTTTTGATTCTACATATCTGCTCACCTATTAGTGCTGGGACAGCATAATCAGTGTATGATTCGTGCTCACCCTCTGTATTAACACAATAGAAACCATGATATGTTTTATACTTAGCATTCCAATGGCTATGCCAATCTATATTCTTACCCTTATCAAATAGATTAACCCATGAACGTATGTAGTATTTACCTGGACGTAGTATCTCACCAAATGATCTAGCCATATTCATATACAACTCACTCAACTGCTCACATGGAAATGAGAACAGATTGTAATGATCGTGATATATAGAAGTAAAACATCCATACCCTTTTTCATCAGGTATGAATGGAAATATCTTGCTAAGCTCATTCTCTACATTTACACATGTTTTGTATAATGCTTTATTATCTATATTATTCCACTGTGTGAGCCATAGATAATCAGGTATAACTATATTCATTTCTTATATGTTTTAATGTATGCTTTGATGCACCATTTAATCATGTCCCATAAATAATATCTCTGTTCAGGTTTAGATAGCTTGTGTAAAGCTTCATAACATGCAAAATACTTATTCATAATTGGAAATTTATTTCCTTTTTGCTGCTTTTACAGGAGTTTTAACAGCTTTTTTAGGAGTTTTAGAAATATCTTTCTTATTTGGAGCAATTTTTACTTTCTCCCAATTAGGATTATTATTTTTCTTTTCTAATACTGTTAACATTGCAGCACTAATAATACCAAATAGCTTATCATCTTCTTCTAATACACTAGATAATGCAGCACCAATTGCTAATCCCTTATCTGTGTCATCATGATATACTAATTCTACATGATTACCTCGAATGCCCATAAAGAAATAGCCATTCAAATCTTTTACTGCTGGAACTTTACTCTTTGCCATGTTGTTTTGTTTTTAAATGCCTTCCAAGTGATGGATTATTCTGTAGAGATATCTCTCTATTATCTAATATCCATATATCTCCATCATCCATTCCACACACAAATAGTGTGTAATGTTCTTGAGAATAATCTATCACTAAGAATGCATATCCTTTGACACCATCAGATTTCCTGGTTATTGGTATCATTGGGTTTAATTGAATCATCATTGTCTTGTTTTGTATTGTCAAGAGGTGCGTTTATCCATTCTGCTATAATCCACACCCAAACTAATAATACAAAGGTAATTAAATATATCATCTCTCAAAGTTTTTAAATCTAACTAGTAACATTTGATGTGCGTCAGATGGTATATACATATATTTGTCTCCTTTAATATGAAGACGCTTAGATGGTCTATATTGTGCTTTGACAGCAAATATAGCATCTATTAGTTTAGAACATGCTTTAAGACTCTTAACGTAAGCAGAATCTTGTTCTTTTTCTTGAACTCTGATTGTATGTGTGCTATGTGGTTTAGCACTGTAGACTAGGCTGTAAGACATAATTGTGTGTATTATTGATTAGAAATAGAATGTCATACCATTGTCAGATATCTCTATCTTAGTTGGCTTACCAAATGTAATAGACTGTTTAGTCATCACTTTAGCTGTTTCAACAGCTGTTCTCTTGTTACGCACTGGTTGCATGTGTAACATCTTGTAATACACACCTGTATATGATCTACCTAAAGCTTTAGCAACAACGTGTGCTAATCTGCATAGAGACAATGGTTTAGGCATCTTTGCATTATCAGTTAATGCGTTCTTGATTTGTTTTAACTCTTTGTTAGAGTAATTAACTTGACCTTTTGTTTTCATGTGAATTGTTTTTAATTATTGAAAATTAGTTTTACCTCTATTTTTACCTGGCATGCACTTCTGTCTTTTAACTTGCTTAGGCAAATCATCCAACATTTGACTCATAGCAGGTGATACTGGACTCATAGGTTTTAATGGTAATGGTATTGTATTCTTACTGAATCTACCTGTATCAACACCATCTTTGAACCTACCATCTATTTCTCTTTCTCCTGGCTTAAGTATTTTAGTTAGTCTTTTACCAGTCTTTTTCTTATATACTATCATAATAATAAATTTAATAAAAGAGCCCCACATTTCTGCAGGGCTCAGTTCTTACTAACCACACACCATATCTAACCTAGCCTTAATCTATTATCTTCCCATAATGCACTGACATTCAGTTCTCTACACCATCTATTGTATCTTTCACGCTCTTCAGGTGTAAATGGCTTAACTGACTTAACTGTAATCTTGGGGTTGTCTTCTGTCTTTTGTTTGCTTTTGAATAGTTCTAATACCTTTTTCATAGCTATATCATTTTCGTTAATAATATTGTTATTCTGGGTCATGATCTGTCTTATCTTTAGGGTGATCATGTATCCATTCATCTTCAGGCTCATCATCCATATCATCCCAATCTCCTTCATCCTCAAGATACTCTTCTTCAATTGTATCTTCCTCATTCACATAGTCTGATTGTTTAATAATTACCTTTCCTGTATCATTTCCTTCGTCATCAACATAAGTAATAGCTTCTCTATCATCATTGACTTCAAGAGCTATTAATCCATCATTATCTCCATTCTCTCCATATATCCACTCATTGATGAACTTAGGTGACAAGTCTTCTAATACTATATTCTCAGTCCAATTACCATCATCATCTTCATAGCCATCATCATATTCCCACCAACCTATAAACTCAGGACGTACAAGTATTTCTTCTACATCATCTGGATTATTCATTGGCTGAATAATAAATGGCTCAACAGGTGCACCATTAATGGATATATATTCATCCATGTCATGTGGTAGCTCCTTTAATTCATATATGGTGATATAATTATATATCTTACCATACACCACATCACTGTGATGTTTCTTAAACCACATACCTATCTCCAATTGCTTGGGCATATATGATTTAAACACTAGTTTTGCTAATATAAGCATATTGTTTGTTTTAGATGGTGTAAATTAATAAAAATAGAGCCCTGCTAGGGGAAGCAGAGCCCTAAATCTAACACACATATTACCAACTAGCCAATATTTTTATAGCTGTGTTGAATGTGTCGTATAACTAATTGATAATTAATTATATGTGTTAGGTTAATTGTTATTTTCCTTAAACAAATCCATTATATCACCATGTTTCTCAATATCATGCAGAATATCATTGGCATCTTTGCCCTGATGCTGCATAATATGTTTTAACATCGCAATTTGCATGACAAATACAAGATATCCTTCTTTTTCTTCAGATGGATTCTCTAAATAATCATCAATACCTCTTTGTACTTGTTTAACAAGGATTTTAAATGGTAATGTATCAGCCATTGTGACTATCAACATTTCATGCATACTTTTACTCATAGTTTTGTATTGTGTTTGTTAATAAATGTATCGTTACCTGGTCCATAGTCATTCTTAATGAATAAGCGTCTTATCCAAAAGAATAATAATATAATCTGCTTCATAGTATTAGTTGATATAATACATACATCGCCTTTGGTAAGCATAAAAGGCTAATAATCCAAGATGTATGTAATGTGTTATAATGATGCTCCTAATGTAGCACCAATGATTAGAATGCATATCAATATAGCTGCATGTTGGTCATCCTCATGTTTAAGAAAGTCTTTAATAATCATATAAACAATCTTAATACCAATAAGTATAAATATACCAAAGCATATAAGTTGCATAGCCATAAGCATGGTTTGAAATGTTTCCATATAAATGTTATTTAACTGTGATGGTTAATGTATTGTATCCTAACTCAAGCTCAAACTTACCCATATAGCAGTTAAAGCCAGGTTTATCCTTATGACAATCCATAGAGAATGTCTTACCCTGAAACATAAGATGATCATGTCCAGAGGTAATAAGATTGTTATCCTTATCGTAGACACTAATCTCACACCATCCTTCTTCATTATGTTGCCATATCTCATTAGTATGAACTATTCTAATAAACTCAAATGTTTGTGTTTCTCTCATATAAATGTCTATTTAATGCTATATATATTATATTGTATAGCATGAATGATCAATGTTGTTAAATATGCTTAAAAGGGTCTATTAAACCCACACCATTTCTCTCTTTCACGCAGAAATTGTTGAGAATCAGTGTGTTATCCCTCAACCCCTAGCCCCTACACCCTCATAATATATATAAAGAGAGCAATGTTCTTTGTGGAACACTGCCCTCTTATTAATTACAAGGAGACTGCAATCAAATTCTTAATCTTATCTTCTGTAAGAGCTTCTACTTTGAACTCTTCCACAGTGATTTCATCAGCATTAAAGCTAATTCTGCCTGCATTGTTATCAGGCATATTGATTTGGTTGTAAACCTCACCTGCTGAACTGATTTGTTCTTTGATTTCAAAACCAAATAATTGGTTCAATGAAATCTCTTTGCTTCTAATGCCATCAGAAACAGGTTGTGAACAAGTAACTTGCTCTTCTGTGCCATCTGCTTTGATTAAGCAAGCAACTAATCGTCTGTCTGTAGCAACATAGTTGTTTGGTAGGAACTCAATCTTTCCACCTTTACCTACTACATCTACTACTTTACCTAATGAAGCAATTGGTGCACGTGCTTCTCGTACTTTGAAATTTAACGCCATTTTGTTTTAGCTTTAATTGTGAATAAAAAAATGTTAATATGTTAAAAGGGTTGTGACTGGAGAATGGTGAAGAATGAACAACTGCACTGTGCTTCGCTTACCCCCAAGCTCACGTAGTCTTGAATGGTGACAGAGATCCTGCAGAACCTTGTTACAGTTGTTCAATTATGTTAAAGTGGTTCAGAATGAAATGAGTCATTGAATTCGTTAGCCATATCACCATTAAGTGTTGGTGAACTGTTTACTAATTCAGCCTTTAATGTCTGAAGACAATCAAGTGTATCACCATAGACTAATGCTCTTGCTTCATCAGCACTGTTAGCACTAATATATTTACACTTAACATCATAGTCTTCATTCAAGTACAAAACTTTGTAGTTTCTCATAATTTTATTTATTTAGGAATGTAAAAAGGGTTATGACTGGGCTGAGAAGGGTTATGACAGGGTGTGGCAATTTTTCTTTTGCAACTTTTTGCCACAGATTTTGAGGCCTGCCACGCTGACCCTGGGGGGCACCCCCAACATCCCAAATCGCACAGGGGGTTGTGATGTGGAGTAGGCTCTCCTCCCATGGACACAAAAGGTAGGGGGGGCCATATAAAATTTTGTTGCCTAAGCAGGGGATGGTTCCATATGGAACGTCAAGCTATAACTTTACTATACACCCCCTGTGGTCAAGCTATAGCTTTACTTTTGTTCACATTTCCCTTCTGTTCACGAATACGTGAACAAGCTTTATTTGTGAACATAATGTCCTTTATTATACCCAATAAGATATAATTTGGTCCTTATAAGGGACATTATATGCGATAGGGTATAAAATAAATTTGGTTGGTATTATTTTTTACCACTACCTTTGAGGGTGGAGGGTGGGTTGTATATCCCCCTTGACAAACAAAGCTTAGATATGATGATATTAAACATGGTGCTTGCAGCTACATTGATTATGATGATAGGTGTAGTGATATGGGGATTTGCCTTCTTTGATGAGTATGAAGTGGGTATAGAATTCCTACCTAAGGATTACAACAGTTTTGAACTAGGTGTATCTAATAGAAACTACCATCTACAAGACGATGGATTAGAACAGGAGCTTAGGATAGGCTTGCTGTTATTTAGCTTTGTTATCCTGTTTAGGAGATTTGATGCATAATATAGCATTAACTTTTACAATAACTAAATTAGTTATTTGTAGATAGGTAAGATATACATACCTTTGTATCAACTAATTATGGAAACCAAACCAACAACATCCCCTATTGTACAACGACTGAAGACATCAGTCAATGACAGTGTTGTTATGGCTGAGAAGTATTATAGAATACTGTCAGCTGTAAACGACCTTAAGTTGACTAATAGGGAGATTCAGTTGATTGCGTTTGCTGCTAACAAGGGTAATATATCCTATGCTAACATACGTAAGGAATTCTGTGAGACTTATGGCAGTACACCCCCTGCTATAAACAACATTGTAAGTAAGCTGAAGAAGATGGGAGTGTTTATAAAGGATGGCACCAAGGTGAAGGTGAATCCAATCATCTTGCTCAACTTCGACAAGGATATTATATTGCAAATAAGTCTAATACATGGATAAGCCAATAAGCATGTCTGTTAAGGACTTCTTGGTTAGGACACTAGCTGTGAAGATGATGGTCTCTGAGAAGACAATTGAGACAGTGGTAAACCACCAGTTTCAGTCTGCTAATGAGGCAATGGATCTAAACAACAGTATTGAGATAGCTAGCTTTGGGAAGTTTTACTTCAATGAGAAGAAAGCTACAAAACGACTAGGACAACTGAACGCTAAGAAGAAGGCAATAGAAAACATTATATCAGATACGACAACATCTGAACAAAAGAGACGTTCGTCTCAGGTGACACTAGAAAAAACAGAAGCTCTGATCAATTTGTTAAAAACAAAAACTACGTATGAAGATCAACTTCTCTCAGATTTACGAGGGGTGGAAGAATAACCTCTTTCCAGCAGACGACATGAAGGAACATATAAGACAGGTGAGTCAAGAACGCATGGCTATCTGTGATGCATGTGAATGGTGTTCTGAAAACAAACCCAAGAAACCTCGTAGGTTTGACAAACACTGTACACATTGTGGATGTACCCTAGCAGCCAAGACTAAGTGTTTATCTTGTGCCTGTCCCATAGAAAAATGGGGACCAGAAATGGACTCTAGGGAAGATGAAGAACAATTAATACAAACAATATATGGAAAACAGGGAAGTGAAAATAGAGAAGATTCCACTGGACAAGCTAATTGATACGCTTGTTGACTTATATAACAGAGGCATAGACTACATAGATGTAGTGGGTGTTCCTGGCAAAGAGTTTGATAGAATGGGAATAGCTTTTACAAGAGACTATATGACAGAACAAGGAAAGAAAAACTTTGAAGGAGTAAATCTTGATATAGAGATCACAACTCCTAAGTTAACAGATGATGATTTAAACGAATTAATATAAGACTAATGAGTAAAAAAACTCACTATACAGAAGTCATTAATATACTACAAGAACTACATAAGGATTTTCCTACATATAATTTGGGAAGACACCTAGCTACAGCTCTTGCAGATTATGGTGATATTTGGGGCATAACAGACAAAGAACTTGCTTTTGCTCTAAGCAAATACAAGACTGAGATTGAGATGGATGTTCCTCATACAGATGAATCTGAATTAGAAAAAATAATCAAAGAGGGCATGGACCTCGACAATATCCTCAAGGAGGAGGATGAAGATGGCGACTATTAAGAAAACTACATATGTAAATACAGAGCTTGAATGGGCTGAGTCACAACTCAAAACATGGAAAGCTTATGTTGATGCTAACCCACTACATGAATTGAAAGATAGGATTGAGTGGAAACCTACAGCTAAAGGAGGAATGTTACCTATGGTGATAGCCTCTATAGAAGCACAAGGTAAGTTTGTTCAGGAAACAATGAAGAACTACTTAGCTTTAGTTGAGGTGGTAGATAAGCTAAGAAGCATGGAAGAAGCAAAGGTAGAAGTGAGAGGTAAAGGTGAGTTATCAGGAGCTGCTGCTGAGTTCTTAGCAAATAGAAAATAATGGAACTACAAAGTATAGACTATAAAGACTGGTTCATAAATCAGAAGCGTATTCCTGACAAGGACTCTGCTGAGTGTAAGCCATTTTTTGACTTTCACAGAGAACTATGCTTGAATGGAGCAATGATGGGGGGTACTTACATTAACCCCTTTTTATATTGGCACCTTAACATATGGCATACAGAAGTAGACGTAATAGATGATTATGGGAGGATTGCACAGAAATATGCCAATCCCCTATTAAGAGATAACGAATGGCTTGTGACGAACGAAATTGACAGAGCTCAACAAGAAAAGAGGGGCTTAGTCATTCTAGGTATTAGACGTTTTGCCAAGTCAGTTTTAGAAGCATCCTATATAGCATGGGGTGCAACCTTTGATGAAAACAGTCAGAATATCATAGCAGGCTTAAATGCCCCAGATATTAAACTGATTACTGATAAGATAGACAAGGGATTGAATTTCATTCCTGAGTATTGGAGGTGGCAGAGAATTGAGGACAACTGGAAGAACCAAGTGACTCTAGGTATAAAGACCAAGTCTGGTGAACGTATCCCATTCTCTTCCATTCTAATACGTAACCTTGATGAAGGTAATAATGAAGAGGCAATTGCAGGTACAAAACCACGTAAATTAATTATAGATGAGATTGGTAAAGGTAATTTCCTTAGAGGTTTACAGGCAGCTATTCCTGGCTTCACTACACCCTATGGTTGGGGATGTAGCCCCATACTTACTGGGACTGGTGGTGACATGAAGAAATTTATGGATGCCAAGAGCTTAATGTTTGACGTAGATAACTTTAATTTCCTTACATATAATAATGCTAAAGATGACAAACGTATTCATGGATTGTTCATCTCCCATAAATATAGAATGGAGGCAAAGGAGGAATCTAGTCTTGGAGTTTTCTTAGATGAGCCTAGTGGATCAGACTTACATAATGTTAAGATGCTTGTAAGTAATGAGGAGAAAGCTACAAAAGTTACAAATGATAACTTAGAAAGACTTAAGAAAGCTGGTGATCGTATAGCTTATTTAAAAGAAAAGATGTACTACCCTCAAGAAGTGGATGATATCTTTTTGAATGAGGACACAAATATATTTGATATTGAGAGTGCTAAGAGACAGAAGATTAGATTATTAAATCAAGAAAGAACAGGTACACCTGTTATATTGTTTAATGATGGAGAGAAGATAGCTCATGAGTTTACAGACAAAATGCCTATCTCTAACTTCCCTCTAAAGAACTCAGATTTAAAAGAAGCACCTGTAGTTATATATGAATTCCCTATAGATAATCCACCTTATGGTTTGTATGTAGCAGGAGTCGATCCATATAGACAAGGTAAGTCTGCATATTCAACTTCACTTGGATCTGTGTACATATATAAGAGAATGCATGAGATTAGTGGTGAGAAGTATCAAGATATGTTTGTAGCTTCATATTGTGCAAGACCTGATAAGAAAGAAACTTGGGAAGAACAAGCTAGATTTCTTATAAAGTATTATAACGCTAGAGCTCTTTGTGAGAATGATGATATATCCTTTATTGAATATATGAAGAGTAAAGGTGATGCTCATTATTTAGAGAAACAACCTGAGTGGCTTAAGGAAATTGTTCCTAACACTACAGTTAAAAGAGATTATGGAATTCATCGTTCAAGTGAAAAGATAATTGACTACCTTCACACATGTCTTAAAAAATACATGGAAAGTCCTATCTTTGTAGAGAAGAATGAAGCTGGTGAAGTGATTAGAGAAGTGCTAGGAGTAAGTAAGATATTTGATCCTGTATTGCTTGAAGAGATTATTCAATACAATGATCAAGGTAACTTTGATAGAATTGTAGCTGCAGAGTTAGCCATAGCACAAGCTTTAAAGATGGACCCAATTATGGGTAAGATAGGAGGAACTTCAGACGAAAGAGTTACTTCTATGTTTAAAAAGAAGAGAGGAAATATATTGTTCACTGATGCTAGAAATAGTATGTTTGGACAATCAAAAAATAAATATAAACGCAATAAATTGTTTTCATAATGGCAATTATAAGGTATACGAAAGACGCAACAATAAGATATGCTTATCTGAATATCTTCCCTGATCAGTTTAAGACTGAGAAAGAGAAGATGGATGAAAGCTGGATCAAGAACACAATGGACTACTTTGCTAACAAAGCATATGCTGAATATGTAAGAAGCAGAGATACATTTGTAAAGAACTATGATCTTATTAAAGGTATTTTAAGAAGAGAAGATTTTTATGTAGAACCAGAAGTTAGAAGCTTTACAGATGTACTTACAGCAGATCTTGAGCTTCCTGCGTATGTGAAACATTATTCTATAATGACTACTCCTGTTAATGAATTAGTGGGAGAGATCAGTAAAAGACCTGATGCATTTCGTGTCAAAGCATTTGATGATGATAGTAAATCAGAAGAACTAGAGTTTAAAACTCAAATGTTAAATGATTATATTACTAATCAAGCAAAACAAAAGATACAAGAAAAGGCTGCTATGGAAGGTCAGGAGATTGAAGAAGAAGAGCTAAATCAAATGACGTTAGAGGATGTTAAAGATGAATTAGATAGTTATACATCTATTGCTGAGAAATGGGCTAACCATATTCTTACAGCTCAAAAGTTAGAATTTAATCTTAAAGAGAAAGGTGAAGATTCATTTAGAGATCTTTTAATATCTGCTAGAGAGTTCTTCCATATCTATGAAGATAACTCAAAGCTTGGATTTAATGTAGAAGTAGCTAACCCAAAAAACACTTGGTTCTTAACCACTCCTGATAGAAAGTGGATTTCAGATGTTACAGGTAGAGCACAAGGAGCATATGCTGCTGGTACTGTACAGGTATTAGAATTATCTGAGATTATTGAATCTATTCCAGACTTAACTAAAGATGAAATTGATCACTTACGTAGTTCACTACAAGACTATGGTCTTATCAATGTTAGAGAATCTAATTTAGGTAACCCTAATGCTATTCCAGGTAATGACTCTATTCAATATGATACATATGATCCATTAGTTCTACAAACTAGAATGATCATTGAGTCTGAGATGAAAGAGAACAATGATGGACTTAAGGATTTCTTAGGACTAACTTCTAATGTTAGTAGTTTTGGTTATAAGTATGTTGTAGTAAGAGCTTACTGGATTTCTAAGAAAAAGATTGGTAAAGTTATTTACTTAGATGAAATGGGTAATGAACAATCTTTGTTAGTAGATGAAAACTATAAGTCAAAAACTATACCTACAGAAGAATCATTAGAATGGGGATGGATTAACCAATGGTATCAAGGTATTAAGATTGGTCCAGATATCTACCACATTAAACCTTATAAGTTATTACCTTATTGTCCAATCATTGGTCAAACATTTGAAGTTAAGAATACAGAAGCTAAAAGCTTGGTAGATATGATGAAACCTTTCCAAGTAATTTATAATGTTTGTATGAATCAACTTTATAAGTTATTAGAGAAGGAAGTAGGTAAGGTACAGTTAATGTCTATTAGACATATTCCTATTCCTAAAGATGGTGATGCACAAGATGCATTAGATATCTGGGAAATGGAAGCACGTAATAGAGGAGTAGTATTTGTGGATGATAGCCCAGAGAACTTAAAGAGTCCTTCTAGCTTTAACCAATATACAAGCTTAGACCTTACACGTACGCAGGAGATCCAAGCAAGATATACTTTAGCACAACAGATAAAGAATGAATGTTGGGAATTAGTTGGTTTATCTAAGCAAAGACTTGGATCTGTATCAGCTAGTGAATCAGCTACAGGTACTAATACTGCTATACAACAATCTTATTCTCAAACAGAACCTTTGTTTGTAGCACATGAATATATTATGGGTCAGTTGTATCAAGCTATTATTGATGCAGCTTTATTTGTTGAAAGTAAAAAACCACAATCTACTATATCTTATATCACGAGTGAAGGTGAATCAGCATTTGTAACTGTAAATGGTACAGATCTTAGATTTAGAGATTTAAAAGTATATTTAACTAACAGACCTGAAGATAAAGAAATGTTCAATGAGATTAGAGGATTATCTCAAGCTGTTATTCAAAATGGTGGTAGCTTATATGATATCATTGAGCTTTATAGTACTAACTCTGTACGTCAGATGAAGAAGGTATTCAAGACGCTTAAGAATAGACAAGATGAATTACAAAATCAACAATTACAACAAAAGCAACAGCAATTAGATCAACAAAACGAACAAGCTCAAGCTCAGTTACAACAAGCTCAGCAACAATATGATCAAAAAATAGCTCATGATGATTACCAAAAAGATCTTGATAGAATCAATAAAGTTGAGGTTGCTACAATTATGGCTGAGTCCAAGGGTATGTCTGTAACAGATAAAGACTCAAATGGAGTACCTGACGCACTAGAAATTAGTAAATTACAGAATGAACAATCTAAAGCTGCTAAAGACTATCAATCTAAAATGATGGATATTCAAAATAAGAGTAGACTTGCTTCTGAGAAGTTACAACTAGAGAGAGAGAAACTACAAGTAGAAAGAGAGAACCAAGCAAATGATTTAAAAGTTGCTCAAATGAATGCCAAGAATAGATCTGCTAAGAAAACCAAATAATTATGTTTGATAAACTGATTGAGATAATAACCAACTGGTGGTTACAAATAACCCCACTTATCATCATCAGGGATTATGAAGAAGCTGTGTTGCTCAGGTTTGGGAAATTTAAAGCTGTTCTCAAACCTGGGTTGCATATGAAAATCCCTCTTTTTGATGAAGTAATAGATCAACATGTAGTAGTAACTACGTTAAGTTTAGATGCCCAATCTTTATATACTCTTGACAAACAAAACATTGTAGTTAAGGGACTTATCAAGTATAAGATAGCAGATGTTAAAACATTCTTACTAGAAGTGTATGATGCCCAAGATGCTTTATCAGATATGTCTCAAAGCATAATCAAAAACATTATCATGTCTATGACCTTGGAAGAATGTACAGATTCTGAATTAGATAATACTTTGACTAAGAAAGTTAGGGTTGAGGCACGTAAGTGGGGAGTTGAGGTTCAACAAGTTACACTTACAGATCTAGCTCCAATTAAAAGCTTTAGACTAATAAATGACAATTTTGTTAACAAATTAGATTAGAGTAAAAAATATTAATGCTATATTATATTGAATAATGGTCTATATAGAGCCTTCCCTCTTTGCTATTAATTTAACTTAATATACTTTTACATTGAAAACCAAATAAATACAACTACATATGGCTGAAAATCTAGATATGCCTCAGATAGGCAACTTTAGTATTCAAGATACTATGGACATGGGAATGGGTAGTCAAGAGTTATTAAATGACTTATTGTCCCCTGAAAGTGCAACATCTAGCCCTGATGATATTCAGGACATTAAAGATGAACCTGCTCCTGCTCCAACAAAGAAAACTACTTCTAAACAACCAGCTGCTTCAGATCCAGAACCTGAAAAGAAAGATGAAGATTCTAAAAAGGATATTCAAAGTTTCTTGTATGGTGAAGATGATGAAGAAGGCGAGGAAGAAGATGACGAACCAGCAGCTGCACCAGCTAAGAAAGCTACTGCACAAACTGCTGATAATCAAGAAGATAGTGATGAAGAAGAAGACGCTCCTACGAGCCAATTTACTGCTTTATCAAATGACCTTTTCAAACTAGGTGTTTTCTCTAAAGATGAAGATGAAGAAGATACCCCAATAGATACTCCTGAAGCATTCTTAGAACGCTTCCAAGCAGAAAAGAAAAAAGGAGCTATTGAAATTGTAGATAACTTCATTGGACAGTTTGGAGAAGATTATCAAAAAGCATTTGATGCCATATTTGTAAAAGGTATAGATCCTAAAGAATATTTTGGTGCATTTGGCCAACTTCAATCTTTTGCTGAAATGGATCTTACACAAGAAAGTAACCAAGTAGCTGTCATCAGACAAGCTTTAACTGATCAAGGTTTTGAACCTGAAGACGTTACAACAGAAGTAGAAAGATTAAAAAACTATGGTGATTTAGAAACTGTTGCTGCTAAACATCATAAAGTCCTAATAAAGAAAGAGGGTCAAAAGCTTCAACAACTGGAGCAACAAAAAGAAGCCCAATTACAACAGCAACAAGCCATCAAGCAACAATACTATCAAAATGTAAACAATGTTTTACAAGAGAAGATTAAAGCTAAAGAATTTGATGGCATACCAATTAACCCTAAATTAGCTGGTGAACTACAAGATTTCCTAGTAACAGATAAGTACAAAACAAATTCTGGTGAAACATTAACAGATTTTGATCGTACTATTCTAGAGCTGAAACGTCCTGAGAATCATGCAACCAAAGTAAAACTTGCGTTGATCATGAAGATAATGGAGAAAGATCCTACATTATCTACTATTCAAAAGACAGGTATCACCAAAAAGTCTAATGAATTATTTGGTGAAGTTGCCAGACAAGCTCAAAAAAGTTCAGTGAAATCTAAGCCAGCAGTTAAATCCACATCTTGGTTTCAATAAACAATTTATATAACAAAAATTAAAAAGGATAACAAATGGCAATTCAAACAATCCCAGGTTTAACTGGTTTTACCTATGCTAGAGTCGCTTCTATGGACAAGCGTGCTGTAGGTAAATTGACTGACTCAAACCATTTAGAGAGCTTTCACTCAACTGAGCCTGCTGATTATGATAAAAAGATCATCAGCTTATATACTCAGAGTTCTCTTTATAGTAATGACTTCTTGGATATGATTAACAAGAGCACACCTTACTATATCGACAATAATAGTGATGCTTGGAAATGGCAAGTGCAAGTACCTTACAAGTTCCCAAAAATCATTGACGTTCCAGTTTCTACTCAGGAGTTAAACAAACCTGGTATTGATGGACAAGAGTTTCAATTAATCATTGACACTAATGAATTTTCTAAGAACGCAATCATCTCTGTAGGTACACGTCAATATGGTCCACGTTTCTACGTAGTAAAAGATCCAGTTCCTTGGAACGTTGGATACTTGTACACATTCACTTTAGTAAGTGACAACCCAACTGTTGATTTCGTAAGCTCTATCTTCTTGCAAGTAGGTGTGGAATTAGAGTTAGTTGATGCTGCAATTGGTGAATTCGATCAAGACTTATTAGGTCTTCCTCGTTTAGGTGAGCAAATCACAATGTTTGAATCTTTAGGTTCTGCATATGGTTATGAGCACAAAATCACTGAGTGGGCTGATGACAAGATGATGAGAGATGCTTCTGGCAAACCTTTAGATATCTTAGTATACGCTCCTCAAAGACGTAACCAATTACCTTTAACTCGTAATGATGTTAAGTGGGAACCATTTATTGAGTTCTGGATGCGTAAGTCTATGTTAGAATTAAAAGTTAAGCGTATGATCTGGGCTCGTCCTGGTACTGTGAAGACTAATGGTTCTAAGCAAGAATTAAAGCGTACTTCTGCTGGTGTATATCACAGAATGCGTAACAATGGTAACTTAGTACAGTACAACAGAGGTGAGTTCACTGCGAACTTAATTCGTTCTGTATTTGGTGACTTATTCTACAGACGTGTGGATGTTAAAGACAGACGTGTTAAAATGTACACTAATGAAGCTGGCTTTGACGTATTCCAACAAGCTTTAAAAACAGATGCTTTAAATTCTGGTTTAACTTTCATGGCTGATTCTGGTAACAGATACATGCAAGGAGAAGGCCAACATATCACATACAACTTTGCATTCGATGCAATGGTTACTCGTGAGACTGGTCGTGTTGAGTTAATTCACTTGAAAGAGTTAGACTTACCTCAAACAAACTTGGAATTTGGTCAAAATAAGAAATCTACTCCTGTATTCATGGTATTTGATGTATCTCCAATGAGTGATGGTTCTATGGTGAACAACATTCGTGAAGTACGTATGAAGGGTGCACCTTCTATGACTTGGGGTTATATTGATGGTACTCGTCACCACTTAGGCTTTGCTAAGTCTCAAGGTATGAGTTCTGCAAACAAATTCCCTGGATATGAGATCTGGATGAAAGATCGTTGTGATGTATTTATCGAAGATTTATCTCGTACAGTATTGATTGAAGAAATTCCTCAATTCTAATAAATGCCCCTCTAAGGACAGTATCCTCAGACTGACACCAATGGTGTTTCGCAAAAAACTCAGAAGACCTTCCCCCCACCTCCTAGTGGGGGAGTCTTCTAAACACAGATGGACATGTACAAGTAAATGCTGTACAGTGTTCCCTTCGATGGGAACCATCTGCAAATAAACCAAACAAAAAAACAACTACATATGGGTAAGATAGGAAAAATCTCTACTATTAAGAAAGAGTACAACAACTCACAATTGCAAACAATGCAAGGTGGTCTTGCTATGAAAGGTTATACAAGAATCCCTGGTACAGGTGTATTTAAGTATCCTTACAAAGAATTAGATGGTCAGTATAGAACAGGCTTAGATCCTAACGCTAGTTACATCAGAAGAATCCAAGATCCTTTAGAAAAGGAAATGGAAATTGAAAGAGTAACAGAATTAAGAGATAGACTTGAATTGGCTTTGAATGCTGACTTAGGTCCACGTTCTCAGTTTTGGAACTATGGCTTATCAACTTCTGTTGATGATTCTATGCACGTTCAACCTGTGAAATTATTAGATGGTGATAACTATTTTGACTTTACATTACCATTACAAGAATTAGCATTCTCATGGTTAAGGGTACATCCAACAATTGCTTCTAGCTACCAAGCTTGGGAGCGTGGTGAATTCCCTGCAGACATTCAGTATTATGTTGCTGATGATGATATTGAGAACAAGGTAATGTTTAAGAAGAAGCAGCTTATCAACAAAGCAATTGTTAAGTTTGATAGTATGACTCCTGAGAAGAAGAAGAAAGTGGCTCGTCTACTTGGTCTTCCAGTATCAGATGATTCCAAAGAAGAAGCAGTTTACAATCAGGTGGATAACCTATTGAAACAAACTGAATTCAAGAATGGCAAGTATCAAGGTTTGAATCCAATTGAGGTATTCAACAGATTTGCAGATATGAAAGAAAACTTACTCCATATTAAAGACTTGGTTAAACAAGCTGTTGCTCACTCAGTATATAGAGCTAAACCTAATGGTAAGATCTATGAAGGTGAATTTGAAATAGCTACTGATGAAGATGACTTAGTGAAGTTCTTAGCAGATGAAGATAACCAAGACCAATTGTTGATTTTAGAAGGTAAATTAAAAGGTAAAAAAATAGCTTCAATATGATCCCAGTAGATAGTTTATTATACAAGATTGATCAGAAACTAAATAAACTATCCACTAACGAACATCAGGAGATTCCTGTAGAAGATAAGATACTAGCTTTGAATGAAGCTCAAATCAAGCTGATAAAGCAGAAAGTTGATGGATGGAGTACAGTTTCTGGATTAGGTATGGATGCGTTTAAGAAACGTTACGAAGACTTGCAAAGTTTAGTAGAGCCTTATAACCACCAACCTCTTACCCTAGCATTAAAAAATGCTGAGTTAAACCAGTGGTTTGCAAACATCCATCTTCTTGATCCTCAGTATATGTTCTATGTAGATAGTTATGTATTAGCTGATAAAGGTAGATGTACAGATAGAAAGATATGGATTAATAGAGACTTGGCTAAGCATGGTGACTTACAGTTTTGCTTAAACAATGTCCACTACAAACCTTCTTTTGAATATCAAGAGACATTCAACTTTATATCTTCTGATGAGATCTCTATATTTACAGATGGTACATTTACACCAAAGACTATAAATATCTCTTACATGAGATATCCTCAATATATAAATAAAACAGGATATATCATGCTTGATGGAGAACCATCATTCGATCAGGATTGTGAGCTTGAACTTTACCTAGAAGATGAATTATTAGATCTGACAGTACAGAACTTGGCTATGTATACAGAAAACCAAAGTGCTGTTCAAAGCTCAATCTATAGGATTCAAACAAACGAATAATTTTTCATAACCTAAAATATAATCAAAATGGCTGATTTTTCATTAACCACGCTCTTTGTGGTTCCAGTAGGAAATACTCTACCTAGCTCTGGATCTACACAAAACTTAACAGCTGGTCAAGTAGGAATTTTTGGTAGTGATTACACAGTGGCTGACGCTGGTAACATTACAGACTTCCCTTACTTCTATGTCGCTCAAGGTAGAGTAAATACATACTTACAAGGTTCCAAGCGTTCAGACAAAATCTCTGGATGTCCTACTGGTAACTCTTGTAAAACAAACGTAACTGAATGGTATAAGTCAAGTGGCTGTGCTACTGCTGTGAATCAAATCACAGATGTAGTTAACTTCACTGTTAAACCAGGTGAAATTATCACTTTAACATTACGTGGTTTCTCTAGTTATTTAAACACATTGTACTTCAATGGTTTCACTCGTTCTGTAACAGTTAATGCTCCATGTTTACAATGTGGTGAAAATCCTTGTACAGATGTTGATGTTCCTACTTTAATTGATGAATTAATCATCAAGTTGGAATCTCATGCACCTGGTGACAACCCAGACAACATTTACTTAACTCAGTTCTATCAATTCCAAAGAGTTGGTGACGATCAAGACGCTTTCTTACGTATCACTGGTAAACCATTGACTGTATATGGACAACCTTGTGACGTTGCTGCATTCCCTTGGGAGTATGACAGATTCTATTTTAGAACTTTCATCTTCGCTGGTCCTGCAACTACTGCTGACTTCATCGTTGCTGATCCTTGTAATAGAGTTGCTGAGCCTGTAATTGTACAACGTTCTAACTATCCTGCTGGTACTTCTGCTGAAGTTCAACAATTAGAGAAGAACTTCTATAGCTACCAAGCTGGTTACTTAAAGCATTTATACAGAATGAATGGTTACAACGAGAACTTTGAGTCTTGGGTAACTGATGGTACAATCTATGATTTGTATTACATCAAATTCAATGAGTATGATAAGAGTGCTTATCAATGGGGTGACTACATTTATGAAGATAGCACTGTGATCATTGCTGTTCCTCAAGGTGAAACAACTGACATTGAAGAAATATTAGTGGCTGGTTTAGGACCTGTGGTTAGTGACACTATTTGTATCACAACTACTAGTACTACTACAAGTTCAACTAGTACTACAACAACAACAACTACTTTGATCCCTTAAGAAAAAGGTAGTATCATATTAACCTATGCCAGAGGGTGAGAGGATATCTCAAATCCTCTGGCATTTTTATTAGAATAACCATGACATTAGATTTTTTAGTAATCAATACATATACTACACAAACATTGGGTATAGCTGATATATCTGTATATGATACAGATCCACCTAATGTAAGTGCTCCTACTATGCAAATTACTGTTCCTGGTTTCACAACACCTGTTTCTATTCCATTTAATGTGAATAGCTTTAATGTTTATAACTCAATCATTTTAGGATTAAGTACATTCCCAGCAACAACACCTTTACCTGATGGAGTTTACTTCATGAAGTATTCAGTTGCTCCTGCTAATGTAAACTATGTAGAGAAAAACATTATGCGTACAGAACTTATCCAAGAGAAGTTTGACAATGCATTTATGAAGTTGGATATGATGGAATGTGATTCAGCAATTAGAACCCAAGCAAAAGTAGTTTTAAGTAGTATCAACTTTATGATTCAAGGCTCCATAGCAGCAGCTAATAACTGTGCTATTGACACAGCCAATAAACTATACACACAAGCGAACAGACAGTTGGATTATTTTATTGCAAACCAATGTGGTTGTACAGGAAACAACTATATAATTAATTTTCCTTAATATGGCAAACTGTAGAGGTTGTGGCATGAAGGTGGGATGTGGCTGTCAATTAATTAATGGCCTATGTTCAGCATGCAACAACAAACTTAAAACTGCTACAAATAGAATAAAAGATGTTATCACCAAGATTAACAGATTGTGTTATTGATGCCAGTATTCCTGTTACATTAACACAAATTGATGAAAGATTAACATATTGGGCAAATCTCCAATATAATAATATTGTCTTCTCTGTGAATAATTATATTCCTGGAGAGATAATACAAGATTTATTAAATTACAAACAAATATTAACATACAGACTTTGTAACCCAACCTATGCTATGATATGTGGACTTCCCACAACATCACAGGTGGTTAGTAGAGTTAAAGTGTTAATTCATAAATAAATAAACCATGTCTTGCGAAAGTTGCTATAATGGATGTGTTCAGACAGTGTCTGATGAATGTGTTAGATATACAGGTATAAACTATCCTGCATTAGGTGTTGAAACAGGAGACAATTTAATCTCTGTAGAACAAGCTATAATGAATGCTCTGGTTCCTTTACTAACTGGTACAGGAGATGCAATCACTCTTAGTGCAGGAGATGTATGTGCATTAGTTACTGGCTATCTTACATCAGGTTTAACTCATACATCTAAAGAATGGATTACAGCTCTTTCTAAAGGAGAGTGTAATTTACAAGCACAGATTGTAGCTATTAATAATACATTAGCTATACTTAATGCTGATTATTCAATTGATTGTCTTACAGGAGTAACAGCTTCTTCTGACACTCATGCTGTTTTACAAGCTGTTATAACAAAGCTTTGTACAACAGTGGCTGATCTTGCTGCTCTTACACTTGATGTAGATACAAACTATGTTAAGCTTGCAGACCTTGATGCTTTGATTGCAGCTTATTTAGCTAGTCAAGGTGGTGGTGGTTCAAACCAACAATATTTAAAAATGGTTCCATATGTAGCATATGAATACTATGGGTCATTAAATAACTTTGATGGTACAGGTGCAGGTTTAAATGCTGCTGGATTTTATAAAGTATATTTATGTAATGGCTTAAATGGTACCCCTGATAAAAGAGGACGTGTTGCTGTTGGAGCTATTGCTAATGTACCTCCAGTGGGAGTGGGCTTAGATGCTGCTGTAAATCCAGCAAATCCAGGTAATCCAAACTATGCTGTATACAACACAGCAGGTGCAAATACTGTTACCCTTATCACAGCTCAAATTCCTTCACACTCACATGGTGCTTCAGTGGTAGCATCTGGATCAGTAGGCAACCACACTCATATTGTTATGGGAGGTGGAGGTCCTGGTTCAGGAAACGTTCCTAATTCTACACAAGTTATAGCAAATGAAACTGCACAAGGTGGAAACTCTTCATATAAACTGTTACCTGCCAATGTGCAATCACATAATACTGGTATAACAAGTGCAAGTGGAGCTGGATCAGTATCACTTAGTGTGGCTGTTACAAATGCTAATACAGGATCTGGTGAATCTCATCCAAATATTCAACCTGTCATAGCTGCATATTATATCATGTACATTCCTTAATCTTCTTAAACTAATTATAAAATGGCTTGCAATCCTGGAGATCCTTGTTACAACGCATACTATCAACCTAATCAAAACTGTAATTCACTTCCTTGTGCAACTACAGCAGATCTTGTTATATATAATGGTCCTAACCTTCCTTATACAGGAATACAAACTGGCAACAACTTAGACTGTGCTTTATCAAAAATAGATGATGCATTCAGTAATGGTGTTGTTGGTCTTAATGGTACATCTGGAACCTCTGGTTCTAGTGGTCGCACAGGTACTGCTGGTACGTCTGGTGCTTCAGGAGCTGCTGGTACTAATGGTTCTTCTGGTACTTCTGGTGCGAGTGGTGCTGCTGGTGCTGCTGGTTCATCTGGTACTAGTGCTACGTCAGGTATTACTGGTACAGCAGGAACAGCTGGTAGAGATGGCTCTAGTGGAGTTTCTGGTACATCAGGATTAAGTGGAACAGCAGGTGTTTCTGGATCATCAGGTACTTCTGCAAGTTCAGGTACTGCAGGTACATCTGGATCAGATGGTTCATCTGGTACAGCAGGTACAACAGGAACAGATGGTAGCTCTGGTACATCAGGACGTGATGCAACAGCTGGTACTTCTGGATCAAGTGCATCTTCTGGAACTTCTGCTACATCTGGAACTTCTGCTTCTTCAGGAACCAATGGTACAACTGGTACTTCTGGTACATCTGGTTTAAATGGAGATAGATATTTAACTTCTTCTACTACTTCTTTATTAATAGGAGCTGGAGTAAAAAGTCTAACAGTAGGAACAGGACTAGCATATAGTGTTGCTCAAACTGTTTTAATAACTTATGATGGTTCCAATACAATGCAAGGCTCTGTTACTAGCTACGATAGTGGTACAGGTGCTTTGATAGTTAATGTTACTACAACAACAGGTTCTGGAACATATGCAGTTTGGACTGTAAACTTATTTGGAGCTGCTGGTGGTAATGGTACTTCTGGTACCAGTGGATCATCAGGATCATCTGCAACATCTGGAACATCTGCAACAGCTGGAACTTCTGGTAGTTCAGGATCATCAGGAACTAATGGTAGCTCTGGTACAAGTGGAACCAGTGGAACCAGTGGTACATCTGCAAGTGCAGGAACTCATGGAACAAGTGGTAGTTCAGGCTCAGCAGGTACATCTGCTACAGCAGGTACAAGTACTGGTACTTCTGGTACATCTGGTGCAAATGGTTCTAGTGGAGCTACAGGTTCTTCTGGAACATCTGGTGGAAGTGGATCATCTGGTACCTCTGGTGGTACAGGTGCATCTGGAACTGCAGGAACTTCAGGATCGTCTGGGTCATCTGGGTCATCTGGGTCATCTGGCTCTTCAGGATCAAGTGGAACTAGTGGAACTAGTGGAACTAGTGGTTCATCTGGTTCATCTGGCTCTTCAGGATCAAGTGGTTCTAGTTCAAATGGTTCTAGTGGTACAAGTGGCTCTAGTGGATCTTCAGGTTCATCTGGTTCATCTGGTTCATCTGGTTCTTCTGGCTCAAGTGGCTCATCAGTAGCACTTTCTGGAACAACTAATTATTTAGGTAAATTTACAAGTGCTTCAACACTTGGTAATAGTGGATTTGTTGATGATGGTACAACAATTGCTACATCTGAAATTGTATATACTGCAAACAACTTTAAAACAGCAGGAATTGTACAATTTGATAATACTAATACAGGTATATACAATCAAGCTAATAACTATACTTTCTATGCAATAACAGGAGGAGGATGGGTATCTAGTACAGCAATTAGTGCTACAGCATTCTTTGAGTCTTCTGATATTAGATATAAAAATGTAATTGAAACAAATCCTCAAATAGATTTATTAGGAATAGATGTAATCAAGTTTGTAAGAACTGATGATGAAACAAATAAAGTTAGATATGGATATTCAGCTCAACAAGTACAATCAATACTTCCAGATGCAGTTACAGGAGAAGATAAACTATCTGTAAACTACATGGATGTTCATACTTTGAAAATAGCAGCATTAGAAAAACGTATTGCAGAATTAGAAGCTAAATTAAACAAATAATGAGTTGGAATACATTACTACCAAATCAGTGTATATCATTTAATAATTTACAAGATGCTTGTAATCAATTATTCTTTTTTTCAACTCAACCTATTCCTGTAAGCACTGAACAAATTACTAAACAAGACTTTCAAGATTATATACTTGTACCTGATAGTGTATCTAACTATCCTCCTTTTGTAAACAAAGCTCAAAATCAACTTGTTGTAAAAAGTGACGTTGCAATATTTGGAGATGCTATATTAACTCCTAATTATGGTATATCTTTTACAGGAATATCTTATTATGATCTAGCTAGTAGTTACATACCAGTAGGAATTTGGAGTCTTCCTGCATCTTCAACTCAAAATACTCAATACTATTCTAGTTTTGGTATTAGTGGTTTTCCTTATTTATATATAGAAGTTGATGGTACTAGCACTAGTCCATCAGGATATTTTAGTGTAAATCTATCTGTAAATGGAAGTGTAGTTTCTGATGGTACTTTTTACTATACAAGTGGACCACAACCTACTATAGTTTATCTTAATCCTGAACTTATATATGCTCCTAATAGTATAGAACTAACTATTATTGATGGACAAGCAACTCCTATAAATTTTACCTTCCAAGATCAGAATGGAGGAATTCCTATAACAGCAGTATCCATGAATAGAGGATCTGGTCAATATCAAATGGTAGCAACTGGTTCTGATGGACGAAATATAGGTTTCAAAGAAGGAAGTTTATATAGATCTATTGATTATGGTGCAACATGGCAAAAATCTTCTAATAATACATTATATTATTGGCAAAGAATAGCAATGTCTGACACTGGTCAGTATATGATTGGTGCTTCATTAAATGGTCCATTAATGTTATCTAGTAACTATGGTGCAAGTTTTGTTGATATAACTAGTAGAATACGAGGTAATGCTACAGAATATTTTGAAGGAGTGGGAGTTTCTGGAAATGGACAGTATATAATAGTTTGTTATGAATTAGGTAATTCTCAATATACTACAAAGATTTCAAACAACTATGGAGCTGCTGGATCTTGGTCAGTTATTCCAGGAATATCATACAGTACTTCACCTTATTATGAAGATGGTTACAGTATTCAAGGAGTGGCAATAAGTGACACTGGTCAATATATATATCTTTCATATAGTTATACTTCATTATCAAGTGCTGGAACAATTGTGAAATCATCTGACTATGGTGCTACATGGCAAACAGTATATCCTGGAACTCAATATGTAAGAGATATTAGTTGTAGCAGTGATGGATCAACAGTTGTTGTAACAGGTGCTGTGCAAAACTATGGTGCAGCATATTTAACAAGAGGCTTTATGTTTAAATCTACTAATTATGGAGCATCTTATACTAGTATTGAAACTGGAAACTCTTACTTACGAAACTGGTACAGAGTGGGACAATTATATGCATCTACATCTCCTTCTGGATATGGCACTGTAATGACTTATGCAGGTGACTATCCTAATCAAGCAATTGATGCAGCAAAAACAGTTCCTGTTGGTGGTGATACTTTAGGATCTGTTGTCAATAGTAGTCTTACAGGCATGGGAACAAGACCATTTACAGATTGTGCTGTAGGTGGTACAGATGGACCATATAGATTACTTGGATCAACAACTGGATTATTTAGATCTACAAATGGAGGAAGCACATGGACTCAACTTTAATATAAAACCAATATGACAGTAACAATAACTCTTACCCTAGCAGGATCAGATACAGGTCCTTTCAACTTATACTCAGATGTAGATGGATATACTTCTGCATTTCAAACTAATGTACCTAGAGGTGACTTTCTAGGAGCAGGACTTACAACTGGTACAGTTCCTGATGGAACTACAGAAATCTTAGTAAGATCAACAGGAGCTTGTCAGAGAGACCTCTACTTAGCTGTAGCTGGGGCACCTGCTACAACTACAACAACTACCAGTAGTACAAGTACAACTTCTACTAGTACAACTGCTGCTCCTACTGAATATACATTAGCTCAGATAGGACGCTATTCTCAGCGTGATGGATGTCCTTTAGCATCAATACTAAGAATATTCTTAGATGCTTCTGACTATGCATTGTTTGAAAACAATGGTTACTCATTTGCAGGTCTTGGAGGAGGTTCTTCTACAACTTGTACAGCAATTGCTAGAAATTCTATAGGTGTTCCTATCACTGCTCTATTCTTTGATACAGATAATATATCTTGGAAACTATCAGCTGGCAACTTTGACTATAATGAGTTCCAATGTTAATATAATTTAAAAACCTCTGTTTGTTGGTTTACAGAAGGTCTCCCCTAGGGTTTCTACCCTGGGGGTTTTTGTTTAAAAACTAACTAAAAAAGTTATTCTATATAATTAAAATAGTTAGGTTATTTTTGGGAAATTCAGAAATAGTTCATACCTTTACAGTAATTTTAACTAAAATGAACTACATATGCCTGAGAATCAAGCATTGCTAAACCAGCTAGAAGAAATCCTACACTGGAAAAAGAGTAAAAAATTCTACGCTGACAAGCTTGGAATTACAGAGTCAGATGTTGATGAGTTATTAAAAGAGTTGAGAAGTAGAGAGAGTATTATTCAAGAGGCAGAAGCAGCCAACTATATCTCTGAGCTAGAAGAGACAATAGTAAGATTTGAAGAAGATCTAGCTAAAGGAACAGGAGAGGTTATCTTCAATACAAAGGATGAGATCAAGAGTCTTGATGAGCTCATAGTAAAGTGTAAGATTGACACAGACAAATGGGAAATCACCAAATACGTACAGAACTACTGGGGAAATGGTGAGACACCACATTGGCAAGTCAAAGCATGGTTAGGGAAGAAGTCTACAGAGCAAGTTTTTCAAGATGCATTTGTAGACTTTTTAAGTTCATATAGTCCTGTGTCTCAAGAAGTTATGAGTCCTAAGGTTGACTTTGGCAAACCAAATGGTATGCTAGTTATCAATAAACAAGACTCTCACTTGAATAAGCATGACATAGATGGGAACAACAATGTGGTAGACAGATTGGCTAACATCATGTACAAGGTAGAGTTAATAGCTAACCAAGCCCAGCTCTCCAATAACTTAGAACAAATTACATATATCATTGGTTCTGACGAGTTCAACAGTGAATACACTGGTATGACTACAAAAGGAACTCCTCAACAAAACACTCACAGCTACCATACCTCTTTTGAGTATATATGTGGACATGAGGTATTGATGATTACAATGTTATTACAATATGCACAGAATGTGAACGTTGTATACGTAGCAGGTAATCATGATGAGTTTGTAGGATGGCATATGGTAAACTGGTTACAGACTTACTTTAGAAACACAGAAAGATTGACATTTGACTGTTCTCCTAAGTATAGAAAGTACATAAGCTATGGTGAGTCAGCATTGATGTTTAACCATGGAGATGCTATCAAGCCTGCAAAGCTTGCTGCATTATTTCCAATAGAGTTTAGAGAAGCATGGTCTTTCCATAACAAGTTCTACATCTTTACTGGAGACAAACATCATGAAGTAAGTCATGATTTCAATGGTATTAAGTTTTATCAAATCCCAGCATTCTCTAATGCTAAGAGTCTATGGGATGACAAGAATGGTCACACAATGTCTAAAGCAGAAGTGACAGGCTTCCTAATAGATGAGGGAGATGGAATAACAAATATATTCAAACAGTATTTATAATGGCTACATTACGTAAAATGGTTTCAGATGTTCGTGCAATGCACAAACTATTGACAACAGATAACCTTATCACTGATAGGGTGGTTGCATCTGAAATTAGAAACAATACATTTTTATTGGTAAAAAGGGAAACAAACCTTAGAAAGCTTTGGGCTACTGATACAGTATTCCAAACGCTTCCTTGTTTAGAGATGGTACAGGTTCCTATTTCTGATTGCTGTGAGTATGTTGATCCTTGTCAAGTGGCAAGAAGTAAATATAAACTACCTCGCATCAGTGAAGGAAACTATCAATATCTTATTCAAGGTGTTTACTCTATCAACGCTATGGGTGGTAAAGGAAGAAGATTTAAAGAGATCACAATTAACAGATACTTAAACTTATTAAAGCTGCCTATCATTAAGAGCGAGCAGTATTACTGGATAGCAAATGGTGGATATTTATATGTTAATAATCCTAATTTGCAATCAGTAAGAATCTCTGCATTCTTTGAAGAAGATGTTCCTAATGATATACTGTATCCTCAAGATTGTGCATGTGGACCTACTCCTACAGTGAGTGATGAAGATTACTGTATGAACCCACTAGATAAAGAGTTTGGATGTCCAGGTTACTTAGAGAAGCAAGTTCTTGAACTAACATCTCAAAAACTATTATCTACTTACTTTAGCATTAAGACTGACATGACATTTGATGGTATAGATGGTCAAGCTCCCAATGCTAAACCAACCCAGTAATGCGAACCAAGATTGACTGGAGAAGCTCCAGTAAAGAAAACTACAACAACTTCTGCAGAAAAAACCCCACCATAAAAATTACATTTAATGAGTGGAGAAACATTATATATCAATATAATGAACATTTCAAAAACTACATTCTAGAAACAGGAGAGAAAGCAAGACTTCCTTTTGGCTTTGGTGAATTCTCTATCAATAAAAAGAAGAGAAAGAAAATGAAAACAGTTGATGGTAAGGAGATGGTTAACCTACCAGTTGATTGGAAACGAAGCAAAGAAAAAGGGAAGATCATCTACAACTTTAATTATCACACAGAAGGATTCTTTTTTGGATGGATGTGGTTTAAAGAATCTGCTAGACTTAGAAATATAAACCTTTGGTACTTCAAGCCCTCTCGTACCACTTCTAGATTATTGTCACATTACATAAAAACAGATGATAAATACCAGCACCTTTATAGGGAATGGAAAAAATAAAAGACTATGGCATACTATTACAAATACAACTTTGTCTCTCCTGAGCCAATCTACTCTATTGTTAAAGAAGAGTTAAAATCTTACTTTGACACTGGAGCTGTTGATGATTTGATGTTCCCCACTTATTTAGACAAGTGTCTACAAAAGATGGGTAGATCAAGTTATGTCATTGCTGAACAAACATTAGATATTTCTGGATATGAAGCTAGACTTCCTGACAACTTCTTTGCTGTTAGAGAAGCTTGGATGTGTACAGAGATTCCTCAGCTTCCATATCAAACAGCTAACTCATTCTATTCTCAAGCAGCTAGCCAAACAACAATACAAGTTTCTCCTATTATCAGTGGAACAGTACCATGTACCAATCCTCAATGTACAACAGGATGTCCTAGTTGTATGCCTGATCTTATCCAAGCTGTATATAAGACCAATCAACAAATAGCTAGAGGTATTAGAAAAGAGTACTTATTAAAACCAGGTAATATATCTTGTCAAGGTAAGTGTGATGTAAGTTACACAGATGCTTGGCAGTTCTATACAAATGTACCTCCTGTACATGAGTTCACTCCAGGAAGTGCTAGCTATGATAGCTTTGACATTAGAGATAATAAGTTTGTTACCAACTTTAGTTGTGGTATAGTTCATATGATCTTTTATGCTACAGACTATGATGCTACAGGTAACCAATTGATTCCTGATAACTATCGTGTGAGAGAATATATAGAAGCCTTCCTTAAATATAAAGTTTTTGAAACCTTATCTAACCAAATCAATGATGAGACATTCAACCAAATACAAGCTAAGTTAGCTTACTACAAGCAACTTTCAGAAGAAGCCTTTATCATGGCTTACACTGAAATCAAGAAGCAAGATGCATGGACAAAGCAAAGAAGAGTAAGAAATGACTTACAACGTTTTGCACAATATGAATTACCAAATAGAAGCTCAAGATATGGCAATGGATGGAACAGCTAACGAGGGAACGTCTAACATAAGACAAGAGTATAATCTTGGAAGAATTGGACTAGATATGGACTCTTCTGTAAATCAAATACAGAAGGGTAAACTTTCCTATGCCCTAAACGCAGCATTGGAAAACTTTGATGCTAATTCTGTAAGTTATCAAAATGAACAATCTAATGAGATTTGTTTGAACTTTCCTGCAAATTATCATGTAATTGGAAACCATTTTATTCAAGAGAAAAACAAACATATATTCTTCTTAACTAATCCTGAAACAGGAGCAAGTGAGATTGGATATATGGATAACAATGATTGTGTATATCATACACTATGTAGTGAAACAACTACAGGAGAGACAGTGTGTGCTAACTCTCCATGCTTAAACTTTGATATTAACTATCCTATTCACAAAGCTGTACATAAGATTACAAACTGTACAACTGAAGTATATTGGACTGATGGATTAAATCCAAGAAGATACATTAACATTGAACAAGTTCCATATATTACAACATACGTAGGTAGTCAAAACTGTGATCCAGTTGTTACTCCTGTGCTTGACTGTAATAAGTTAAAAGTACAACCTAACTTCTCTATTCCTAGCATAGAAGTTACTGGTACACCTGTAGGTGGAGACTTAGTAGCTGGTACCTATCAGTTTGCTATTCAATATTGTAATGCATCAGGAGATGGATATACATCTTACTATTCTGTAACTAATCCCACTTCTATTGCAAACACTGATATCACTACACCTGACTTTAACTATCGTGTTGGTAAGTCTATTGAAATGAGTATTAGTAATATAGACATTACAGGATACTTTCAATATTTTAACTTGGCTGTTATTAAAACAATCAATAATGGCACAAGTGTAGAACTTGTAGGAACTTACAATATTGAAGATAAAATAACAACAATTACCTACACAGGTCAAAATACAACTCAGATCCCTTTAAGTCTTGGTGATATATTAGAAAAGTTTCCTTACTATGATATTGCACAGGATGTTACAAGCGTGCAAGACTATATAGTTTGGGATAACCTTACATCTGTTGATAGAATCAACTATCAAGGAATTGCTAACAATATTACCCTACAATGGGAAACTTATAAATTACCAGCAGGTAATGACTATTCAAATCCTTTCTATACATCTAATCTTAGAGGCTATTTAAGAGATGAAGTGTATGCGTTTGAGATAGTATTCTTATTAGATAATGGTAAACAAACTGATGGTTTCCATATTCCTGGTAGAGTTAAAAATGCTCAGGAGTTATCTCAACCAGATGTTACCACATCAAATCCAGATTATATTGGAGATGGAACTCCTCAGCCATATTGGAAGATATATAATACTGCTAATGTATTAACTACTTATCCTGTTCCTACAACTAATGCTGGGAAGATAGGAGAAGCATATCCTTACCAATCTGGAGAATTTGCTTATTGGGAATCTAATGAAGAGTATCCATGCAACGTAGAGTTGTGGGGAGATCTTGCTAATACAAAAATTAGACATCACAAGTTTCCTGATGTATTAGTATCTCCTTATTTTGAGACTCCTCCTATTACATATGTTGGTGGTCAGATAGAACCAGTGATGCAAACTTCCAATGCTATTTATCCAATAGGTGTAAAAATAGATGTACAACAAGTAGCATTCTTAATTGAAACTTCTAATTTAACAGATGCAGAGAAAGCAGCTATTGTTGGATTTAAAATAGTAAGAGGTAATAGAAGTACAAATAAATCTATTATTGCTAAAGGTATATTAAGAAACGTAGGTAAGTATACTAGACAAGGTACAGACTTTTATTATCCTAACTATCCATACAATGACCTTAGTATTGATCCTTTCTTATTAGAAAAGAACAATGCATATATGTCTGAATGTGATACTTATCAAGTAACAGCTACAGCTGATGGAGTATATCAATACACAGACTGCTATACAGGAACTGTAACAACTGGTACCTTTACTACATCTACTAGTAGTGTGTATTCTCTTACACTTCCTGTTGTAAACTCAGGTGCAGCTACATTTACAAATGTTACTCTTGCTACATATATCATCACTGCACAGGTTGGAGGATGTTTTGTTCAAGCATCTCCTACATTCCAATATACAGATCCTACTACTGGTGCAGTAACTAATGTTACTGTAGTAAAAGGAACGTCAGTAACAATTAACTCATTAGGAGCTCCTACATATGTGTCAGGTTGTAAGCGTTACAACATAGTATCAAGTAATACTATAAACGTTGATGCATTTCCAAAAAACTTAGATGGATTCAATAATACTGAATCTCCATATAGACAAGTGTTCAACTCACCAGAAACTTCTTTTGGACAACCTACATTAGGTGATGTTCTTAAACTAGAGAGTGTATTGTTTGGTGGTGGTAGAGCTCACTTTGTTCAGGTGCAAAAACACTCAATGTATAAGCTTATCACTAGACAGGCTCAAATTGATGCTTTGAACTCTAGTAAGAAGATAGCTGATCTTGGAGGATTTAGTGCTACAGCTTTCTTTACAGCATACCAAACATATCTACAAATATACATTACAGGTATTAGCAGAAAGAATTTTGCACAATCATTTAACTCTATCTCTAGCTATGACTATAGTGTAGATATACCAAATGGTCAAGGAGTTAAACAAAGACAACTTGATAAATGTCAGTATGTATTCCCTGGTGTACAGAACGTGGGTGATAATCATGATCTTAATAACTGGAATAGAGAGTCTTCAGTTTATACAAAAACTATTGAGGCTAGACCTGGAGTTGGTACTGTTATAGCATTACCTTATCCAAATCAAACTCCTTCATTATATGTAGGTGGTGTAAGTCAGATATCTGATAACTCAAGATTTACTATCTCTCAAAAGGATAGTTGTGCTGCTCCTGAGTTTCAACATGATATTAAAGTAGTATCCTATTATGCATCAATAAAAGCTATTAACAATAGCCAATGGGGACAGATATATACATATCAAACTATTGATACAGGATTCCAAAGATTATTTAATTCTTTACCAGCAAATGATTCTGAGGTGGTATTTGGTGGTGATACATTTATTGGTAAGTTTGGATTCAAAACTAAACTTCCTTTCTTTATTGACAACAGAGTAAATGCTCCAGATGATTCTGATATTTACTATGATGAGTTGGGTAACATAGCTTATCCACAATACTGGTACTCAGCTAGATCAGTTCTGTCTGACTACTATGTAGGTGGTACTTTGATGAAGAATCTTATTTCTACCAAAGCACATTACTTAGATTGTCCTAATGATAATATAGTAGATAATATATCTACCACTA